TTCTCCCACAGTTTGTCAAAGCAAGGCTTGCAGCAGTCAAATGAACCGTACTCCCCGTCTGATCCATCAATCGACATGATGGTCGTTGTTGTTTCGCAGATTTCACACTTGTACGTCCCGATCTCAACGGATGTGCTTCTGCCGTAAACAGAATGTTTAGAGTCAAAGGCTGACCGCCTTGTAGCCATCCATATTTTTGCTGCTTCATTCATACATTTTTCTCCTTTACCCACAAACAGTCAAAACATACCCGCATCATCCAACGCGCAAACCAGTTTGGTTCATTACCAAGTCTTGGCGTGTAGACAATACCCATACCTCCCGGTCTGTTGCCAAACATGTAGCATGTCCATCGGGATGGCTCTGGCGGCTTCAAAAATTCGTATTTGATTTCATCCATTGTTTTTCTCCTTACATTTGTGAAATGGCATAACCCGACCTAGCCAGCCAATAAGTTCTCCGCATTTCTGGCAGCAATATGAGGGGTATTTCATTTCATTCCTTTCAGCATCTCTGCCCTGCAATCGTTCCAGCCCTGCACATATTGGGGATGCTCACCCTCTCGCGTTCCAAACGCATCGGGCACGGCTGGCTGTGCTGCGGGTGGGGTGGTGTAGAGGGGTTGTGCGTTATCTGGAACGTAAGCACCTTTTGGCGCAAAATATTCTTCTCCGTTTTCAACGTAAAAAAAACAAAAAGGCTCCTGCACAGGTGCTGCAAGGGCTTGCTTGATGGCGGTGATGGCTGCTTCTTTTTCCCAAGGATGCGTTGCGTTTATCGCCTCCAGCGCCAGCTTCAATGTTTCTTTGTCAGTCATGGTGTCACCGCCTTCATCTCCCAACCCAACTGGAAGTACGACCAACGCATCTGGAGCGATGGGATGCTGTACTTACCACTCCGGGTCATGTCAAAGTCGGTATGACCTTTAGAGCGCATCAAGGCTTCAAATATTACTTGTGCTTTACTCATTTCACCCTCCTGACTTTTTCAAATGTCACTTCCTTTTCGGGCGGCGGTGGAGCCATCTTTTCGCTTGGCGGTGTCCAGCCATACTTGCGCCATAAAGTCTGGACATCTGCACCTGATGACCATTTGTAATCAGGGTGGCCCACTGGGATGTAAGGTTTAGTCATCGCTTGTCTCCTCGTCAAGTTCAAATTCAGGATTGCCCAACTCACTGTTCATCTCACGCCTGTGACGCTGGCGCTCAAATTTGTCTTCGTAGTATTCATCAGGCAGATCATCGTAATCAGTCATAACGTCCACCCATAAACCAAAACGGCTGCAAGGCCAATGCCGATGACAAGTGCGGTGATTAGGTCCAGCGCAGCCTCGGCACGGGCGTGCAGCTTGGCGGCCTTGACTTGATAGTGCTGGTGATATTTGTGGTGCTTCATGATTTCTCCAAAAAGACCCAAAGGGCATATGTAAACGATGTTATTTTTCAAGGCAATAAAACCACTTGTCGCCCCGGCGCTGGCAGTTGATGTCAAAGCCGTTTTGTCTGAGTTCAGCCACGATGCTGTTCACGGCGCAGACGTTGGCTTGTTTGATGATGTCCAGGGTGGAGAAGTCCCCACCCTGAGACAGCAGATCAAGAACACGCCCAAGGCGTTCGCTCTTTTCAATGCTGGCGGCGTTCATGGTCAGAACGGAATGTCTTCATCAAACGCTGCTGGACGGCGCTCTTGGCGCTCTTCTTGCGGCTTGGGGTCGTTGATGTACGCCCATCCATCCCAACCACCTTCACGCAGTGGGATGCTGTCCAGCTTGAGCATTTCACCGTTTTTGGTGTTGATGATTGAGCCAATACGCTGATAACGCTTTTTGCGCTCTCCGTTGGCGTTTGTGTACTCGCCTGTAATGCACGAGATTTCTTTGCTGATACGGGACATTTTCATTCTCCAATGATTGATTTAAGGGCGGTGACTTTGGCATCTACTTCTGCCAAAAACGTGGTGACTTCATCTTCAGCAATCTTCAGCCATTCGGCATTGCGTTCGACTCGGTAAATAAACAATTGGGCTTTGGCTGGCATCCTGGGGTCGAATACAACGTAATCGCACCATGACCGATCAGCGCAGCGCATCTGCCATTGCATCTGTGCGTAATACTTGGCATCAACAGGGTTGCCTCCTTGTGAGTGGGTCAGCCAAACTTCAAGGGCCGTGCTGGATGACGGGCATTTAATCTCCACCATGCCATCATCACCCACCAAGCCATCAGGCGAGGCTCCAGCAGCCTCAATATCGGGGTGAGGTATGAATCCTACTTCCTCGACCATTTGCCCCGTATGCGCCTCATATGCAGCCCGAGCAAACGGTTCCTGTTCTACGCCGTGAAGCATGGCGGCACTTGAAAATGACTCAGCTTTTGTTTGAGTGATTCGTTCCAAGACCAATTGCGTCATATAGTTGTTGCGGCTAGCTGAGTACCCTGATTTTGTTTTTGCGAGTACGTCAGCCAAGCGGCTAGCTGTAACTCGGCCCAGACGCTGCGAGTGCCATGCTTCAGTTCCCTGTTCAATTAAATGTTGTTCCATGTAGTGCCTTTCGTAATAGAGCTAACAGTTTGAAATGAAATGTTGAACTGGTTGGCGATGTCTTTGAGAAGTCGGTTTTCGCTTCTAAGTTGTTTTATTTGAGTTACCTGATTGTTTGTCAACTTTGCGTTTGGGTGTCTTTCACCGCGCAAAACAGGTCGGCGATTTTTATCAAGCATGTCCCGTGTGTTTTCTTTTGATGTGCCAACAAACAAGTGATTAGGGTTAATGCAGCTTGGGTTGTCGCATGAGTGGCATACAAGTAAACCTACTGGAATTTTGGCAACATGAAATTCATAAGATGCCCGATGCGCTCTTATTTGTTTTCCGCGATGGTGAGTTAGCAACCCATAACCATCTCTGTCTTTTGTTGCAACCCAATTCCAGCAGCCGTTTTCGGACACCGCATAACGCAAAAGTTTTTGCTCAATTGAAATAAGTGGTGGAGCCATTATTGTTTCTCCTGTTTGGCACGCTCAACCCGAGCTTTTTTGGCTGCGATAACTTTGGCCTGAAGCGCCTGGTTACCATCGCAAGCTGCCAGTGCGTCTTTGTAGACCTTTGCCAATTCTTCGCTGTTGGCGCTGGCATCGATTGCAGCCAGATGGTCTGTGATGTCTGGAGTCGAGACAGCCTTGCGTGTGGCTGCATTGCCATCGTCATCTTCTGGTGCGATGCCACAAGCTGCCATCAGGCTGTAGCGCCTTGCATATGTCAGGGCGCTGCCGTATCCCTGCGGGTCTTGCTTGGCTGCTGGCACGTGCAGCTTGCCGCACTCCAGCATCTCGCCTGATTCGTGGATAAACACAGTCTCCACTGTGACCCCGGTGGTGTCCTCGCTGGTGCGCTGGACAAGGGCAATGCCAGCCCCATTTAGCCCCTCAATGACTGCCTCAACGCAAGCCGAAAGGTCTGCGTAACGGCTGCGGAAGTGCGGGTTGGTGCTGCTTTTCAGGGCAGGGCCAAAGGCTTGCTGTGCCTTGACCAGTGCGGTGGCAATGTTCTTCATGCTGTGTACTCCAGTGCTTGTAATTTGCTGATGCGCTCATTGATTTCTGTGACCGACTTTTGGTATTCGGCCATAAGTGCTTGTTTGCTGGCGACCAGTGCAGCTATCTGCTGTTGGCGTGGGTCGTAGTTGTCGGGGATTTCCAATTCAACTTCTTGCTGACCAACAAAAGTGCTGGTAGCTGTGTCGTCAGATTTCCAGGTGTAGGCTTGGTAGCTGCCTTCATCTTGCCAAGCGTATTGAGTGTGATACACGTAAAGTGCGGTTTTGACTTTCATGATTGCTCCTAAAAAGACCGTTGCGGGATTGATGGGGCCGAAGCCCCGATGGTTTATTGCTGGATGTATTCCAGAACTTCTTTCATGCCCTCAGCAGACACTGACCAAGCAGGGATGCCACCATCAAGGCAAAGCCCGTTAGGATATTGGCTGCCCTCAAGCAGGGTGGCTGCGTAATAGCGAGACACAAACTGGCCTCGCTCTGCAAAGTCGCCATCTGTGTAGCGTGAGTCGTAAAACTCAACCATCACACCCTTGTCGTTAACAAGGCAGTCGTTGCGACCATACTTGTCGCCAGTGTTGACGATGCGGACATTAAACTTTTCAACTTTTTTCATGGTGGCTTCCTAAAAGACCCTTTGCGGAATTGCTAGGGCATGAGTGAATTCTAGCATAGAGCTAGATGATAAAAGCGCATTGCTAGAAAATATTTTTCTAAGTACTTTCCCTAGGCCTGTTGCTGTCTATCAATGTGCTAGAATTACAGCCTATGAAAACCATCACCGCAGACGAACGCCGACAGCTGGCAGAAAAAGTTGGCATCAATGAACAGTACCTGTACCAATGTTTGACAGGGCGCAGGGATATGTCAGCGATAGAGGCTGTGAGGGTAGAACAGGAAACAGACGGTCGTGTTGGCCGCAAGATGGTTTGCCAGGGCAGTTGGCAGTTGATCTGGCCTGAACTGGTAAAAGATCAGACATGACAACATCAGCCAACACACTATAATTTTTCTGAAACCCAGCTAGGTCTGAAGTCATGAGCAGACCGAAAAGTGAACCCACCACCTGCTGCCGTTTCTTTTCAGTGGGTTTTGCTGGGCGCTTAAATGCACTATTACCAATTTCACATCGGTGACTACAAGTCACACACGCATCATTTGTCATTGATTGAGGATTTGGCTTACCGCCGACTTTTAGATCATTACTATCTGCATGAAGTGCCTATCAAGCAGCGTGACATTGCTAGGCAAATAGGCATGAGGGACTATGAGCAAGAAGTCTTGACCGTGCTGGATGAGTTCTTTACCGCGGCTGAAGATGGATTTATTCACCCCCGTGCAGATGCGGAAATCGCCAAGTTCAAAGAGTTTGCAGAAGCCGGAAAACGTGGGGCGGCTAAAAGGTGGGCAAAGGGTGGTTATGGGGAGGCTATTAGCCCCCCTACTGCTACCCCAATAGCAACCATAAACCATAAACCAATAACCAATAACCAAGAAGATACATATATATGTCCACCTGACGGTGAACCTGAGGCCAAAGATGGTTTGCCAGAATGCCAACACAAAGCCGTGATGGACTTGTATCACCAGCACTTGCCAACCCTCAGAAGGGTCGAGGTCTGGAACGCCACACGACAAGGCTACCTAAGACAACGCTGGCGTGAAGTGGCAGCAGAGCTGGCGCAAAGCAAGCCCATTGATGGACAGGACGTTTTAAATTGGTGGGGAAGGTTCTTCCAGCACATTGGCAAATCCAAGTTCCTGACGGGCAAAGTCAACAGCAAAGACGGTCGTGCTTTTGTGGCCGACCTTGAATGGATCATCAAGCCGAGCAACTTCGCAAAAATCATTGAGGGGAAATATCATGGGGTTTAACAATTGGGAAAAAGAAGAAGCGCCACAAGCCAGCAATTTGCACTGCATGGCGCACAACTGCCCAATGGAGTGGACAGTAGACACTGGCAGCAGACTGTGCAGCTATCACGCTTGGGCGGCAGCACGTGAGTGGCCGAGCATCACCAGTGCCTTGATCGGGCGGCAGCACTTGGGAACTTTGCCAACATTCGCAAAAGCCCAGAACAAGCAAATTCCACCAAGCGGCATTACTTTGTCAACAGAACAAAAGCGGGACGCTGTGCTTGGCCTGAAGCGTTTAGGCTCATCAGACCCAAGAGCATGGGCCAAGCGGCTGCAAGCACGGGAGAACGCTGGCGAGCATCTGAGCAAGTTTCAGGCTGACGCTTGGAGACAGGCTCTGAAATGAACAAGGAGAATTTAAATGAGTTGGCTCTTTTCGCAGGTGCTGGTGGAGGCATACTTGGTGGACACCTCCTTGGATGGCGAACAGTCTGTGCCGTTGAGTGGGAACCCTATCCAGCAAGCGTACTGTGCGCCCGACAAAATGACGGACTTCTCCCGCCTTTCCCGATTTGGGATGACGTACAAACCTTTGACGGTTTCGCGTGGAGAGGACTTGTTGACGTTGTATCTGGAGGATTCCCGTGCCAGGACATCTCAGCAGCCGGAAAAGGCGCAGGGATTGAAGGCAAACGATCAGGAATGTGGGGACACATGGCGAGGGTGGTTGGCGAAGTACGACCCCGATACGTCTTTGTGGAGAACAGCCCAATGCTCGTTACTCGAGGACTTGAACGAGTCCTTGGCGACCTTACCGCGCTCGGGTATGACACGAAGTGGACTGTTATGGGAGCTGCCGATGTTGGAGCAAACCATAAGCGAGACAGAATATGGATTGTCGGAAAACTGGCCGACACCTCGGAGTTATTCAGCAATGGCAGCAACAATAACGCCAGAATCAGCTTGGAACAAAAAACGCAATCCGAATCTGGAAACAGTTGTCGGCAAGAGTTTATGGCCGACACCAGCGGCAAAGGATGGGAATCCGACAAACACGTTGGAAACTTTGATGGACGGGAGATTCGTCGATCAACTTGCCAACAGGGTGAAAATGGTGGAGAACAATCTTTGGACGACTCCTTGTTCTCGGGATTGGAAGGGAAAAACGATCAGCAAGAATCATCCAGAGGGATTCAACAAGAGTCTAGCCAACGATGTAATCAAGTTCCCAACGCCACAAGCCTCGGATTGTCGGGACAGGGGCAACATGAGCAACCCCTCAATCCAGCGCAGGGCAGAGAAAGGCAAACAACTGAACTTGTCTATGGTCGCTCATCCCACTTCTGGGCAATTGAACCCAACGTGGGTCGAGTGGCTGATGGGGTGGCCGCTAGGGTGGACAGACTTAAAGCCATTGGCAACGGACAAGTCCCATTGTGTGCAGCAACAGCATGGAGATTGCTGAATGACACGCTATGAAGCAAATCAAATCCTCAACAAGGTCAGAGAGGGCCAAAAATTCTCATTTGAGCAAATCAGTGCAGCCCTCTTCGCAACTGGTGACCTACATGATCCAATGCGAAGCGAGAGAATGGAAGGGGCGGTACAAAGCGAAAGTCAGGGAGATTGGCAAGCAGAATGCCCAGAACTGGTGGGCAGGTGTGAAAGCCGACATTCTGCGGATTCGTGGTCAGGCTGGTCACGATACCTTGATTGCAGAAATGAACAGGCAGCGCCATGATGCAAATCCACTTCCAAGTTGAGGGTGACCCCAAAGGCAAAGGCCGACCCCGGTTCAGCAGGGTTGGCAGCTTCACCAAGGTGTACACCGACAAACAGACCTTGACCTATGAGGCCATGATTGCCACTTTTGCCAAACAAGCAATGGGCGGGACGCAACCGCTTAAAACGCCCGTAAGCGTGTTTTTGTATGTCAGGCTACCAATCCCTCAGTCGTACCCAAAAAAGCGCAGGGAAGCCTGTTTAAGCGGCGCTGAGAAGCCTTGCAAGAAGCCTGACATCGACAACATTGCAAAAACCTACCTTGATGCTATGAACGGGGTCATTTTTGTGGATGACACCCAGGTCATTGATTTGCACGTGAAAAAGCTCTACGCAGCAGAAGCTGGCGTTGATGTCATGGTGATGGAGTCCGAATGAAACCAGAACAAGCAGCCGAAACAATTCGCCAGATTGCACCAGCCTACGGTGAGGCCAAAGCACAACGGGTCTACCTTGAAGAATTTAGGAAATCCAAAAAAGCCCTGCTTATGAAAGACGCACTGAAACTTGGCGTGGAAGCGGCAAACGCCCAGGAACGGGAAGCCTACGCAGATCCGGCCTACCATCAATTGCTCAAAGGGCTGGCGCTGGCAGTTGAACAAGAAGAAACCCTTAAGTGGCAACTGGAAGCTGCAAGACTAGACATTGAAATCTGGCGGACACGTGAGGCCACCAACCGAATGCAAGACAGGGCGCACCAATGAAAAAGCAATGCCGCCGAAAGATATGGGCCAAGATCAACCCAATTGAACACGCCATTACAGGGGCAATGGTTGCCAGTGAGGAAAAGCTCAACAAGCTCAGAATGCACGAACTCAGCGCCATTGACAGCATGGTTAAAGGAGTTGGGACAGTGCAAGATTGGATTACGCTGGTGCACGTGCTAAACGTGTCAGAAACGATGGGTCACAATGGCATTGGCATTGAGGTATTGCCATTGTGTGCATTGGTGCAGCCTGAGATGGAAGCAGCCGCCAAACGCTACGAAGCAACGAAAAAGATGGGCTTGTCTGGTGTTGGCATTAAGTATCTGAAAGAACTTCGCGCCTTGCATGACCTTCAAAGGCAAAGCATAAGTTGTTCAGAGTTTGAGCGAATGATTGACAAAAGTAACAACAACGTCAGGTCAAACCATCAAAGGGTGGTGCACATATGATGTTTCAAAAGCACGCATACGTCAGAAGCAAAAAGCTGCTTAAGCTGGTGGCTAGCCTTGACTGCCAGTTATGTGGATCAGGCGTTTGCGTCCAGGCAGCACACACCAACTGGGGCGGCGGCAAAGGCCGGGGCATCAAAGCTGATGACAACCTAACGGCTGCGCTTTGCATGAGTTGCCATTACGACATTGACCAAGGAGCCAAGTGGTCAAAAGCGGAGAGGCAGCTAGCATGGAAGGTGGCGCACTACAAGACAGTGCAGTTATTGGTGGATACAAACCAATGGCCTGTTGACATACCTATACCTGAAATAGCACAATGCTAGTGCTGACAAAGCAGTTGCCAGCTTTTGGGGCTTCGGCCCCTTTTTTTAAGGAGTATCCGTGAAAACCCTAATCACAATCGTAGCTTTGCTGCTGTCTTTTGCAGCCCAAGCCCAGACCACTATCAGATGCGTGAAAAATTGGGATGGCAGCGTCACCTGCGCCACCACCCGCAACGGTGGATTCTGATGGCTACAAAGAAGGAAAACCCCGATAAGCCAGCAAAGCCAGAGAGGGACAAAGACGGTATCAGTCAAGCTGTACTCCAAGGGATGAGAAGCGGACTGAGTTGCTTCAAAGCGTGCGAGGCCGCCGGAGTCCCAAACAGCACGTTTATGCGATGGCTTGAAACTGACGTTAAACTTGCGGAGAGCTACGCACACGCGAGGGAAGACCTAATTGAGCGCATTGCCAATGAGGTGCTGGAGTTGAGCGACCAAGAAGTGCCACTGACAGGCGATGGCAAAAAAGATTGGCAAGCTATCCAAAAGCACAGACTACAGGTCGATTCCCGCAAATGGATTCTGTCTAAGCTCGCCCCCAAGAAGTACGGCGAGAAACTTGAAGTCTCAGGCGATCCCGTAAACCCGTTGGTTCATCGCATTGAGCGAGTGGTGATTAAGCCATGAAAGTTGAAATCGGCAACGCCACCTTGTACCTGGGCGACTGCATGGACATACTGCCAACGCTTGATAAGGTGGATGCGGTTATTACTGACCCGCCTTATGGCCTCGGTACCAAACTTTCGGGCGGCTCCTGGGGTGCGACTCAAAACAATAAAGAGGTTTTGGATTGGGACAACAAGCCAGTCGATAACTTAGCTATGACGGCGGTTATTGGTTTAGGGCGTGTGGCAGTTGTGTGGGGCGGGAACTATTACTCACTTCCGCCTAGCCGTGGATGGTTATCGTGGCAAAAGATTGATTCACCTCCTTCAATGGCGGACTTTGAGTTGGCATGGACAAGCATGAACAAAAACTCAAAACTTTTTTCCTGCGCGAATGGCGGGTTGATTCGGCATGGGCACCCGACTCAAAAGCCAGAGTCATTAATGCGTTTTTGCATTCACTATTGCGGTGAGGTATCCACCATCCTAGACCCCTTCATGGGCAGCGGAACAACAGGCGTAGCCGCCATCCAGCTTGGCCGCAAGTTCATCGGCATCGAGCGCGAACCCAAATACTTTGACATAGCCTGCCAACGCATTGAGCAAGCCGTGGCCCAAGGCCAGTTGTTCGCGCCAGAGCCAGTCAAGCAAACGCAAGAGGCCATGTTTTGAGCACGCTGCAAATCCAGACACCAGAGTGGGCGCTACCGCTGCTGGAGCCATCACGCTACAAAGGCGCATGGGGTGGCCGAGGCTCTGGCAAGTCTCATATGTTTGCCGAGCTGATGATTGAGATGCACATCATGGATCAGAAGCGGCGCTCGGTCTGCGTGCGTGAAATCCAGAAATCCCTGAACCAATCTGTAAAGCGGCTGCTGGAGACCAAAATTGAGGCTATGAACGCTGGCGCTTACTTTGAAGTCCAGGATTCGGTCATTAAGTCCAAGAAGGGCGATGGGGCCATCATCTTTCAGGGTATGCAGAACCACACAGCCGACAGCATTAAATCGCTGGAAGGCTACGACTGCGCTTGGGTAGAGGAAGCCCAAAGCCTGAGTCAGTCCAGCCTTGACCTACTGAGGCCAACAATCCGCAAGCCTAACAGTGAACTATGGTTTACATGGAACCCGAGACAGCAGAGCGACCCGGTTGATTTCCTGTTAAGAGGCCCAGAACCGCCAGTGGATGCCAAGGTCATTAAGGTCAACTTTGGAGAAAACCCGTGGTTCCCGCAAGTCCTTAAAGACGAAATGGAATATGACAAGCGGCGTGACCCTGACAAATACCAGCACGTGTGGATGGGTCAGTATCTGCGGAACAGCAACGCCAGGGTGTTTAAGAACTGGAAGATTGACGACTTTGAAGCACCGCCAGATGCCATCCACCGACTCGGAGCAGACTGGGGCTTTTCGATTGACCCGACAGTGCTGGTACGCTGCCACATCATCGGGCGCACTCTGTACATTGACTACGAAGCCTACATGGTGGGGTGTGAAATCATCAACACGCCCGAGCTGTTTATGCAAGTGCCTGAGAGCGAACGCTGGCCCATCGTGGCAGATTCAGCAAGACCCGAGACCATCAGCCACATGAAGCGCAACGGGTTTCCCAAGATAATGACAGCCGTAAAAGGGCCAAAGTCTGTCGAGGAAGGCATTGAGTTCTTGAAGAATTACGACATCGTGGTTCACCCTCGCTGTATACACACCATTGACGAACTGAGCCTGTACAGCTACAAGTCAGACCCGCTGACGGGTAGAATCTTGCCCGTGCTGGAGGACAAGAAGAACCATGTGATTGACGCACTGCGATATGCTTGCGAGGGTGTCAGGCGTGCAGCAGTGACCAAGACGATCAACTTCACGCCATTGCCGACCATAAACAAATGGTAGAAAATCGGTTAACAAAGGACAATCATGGCAAGAATCTCAAACGACCAACGGCTCTCGAATTTACACACCGAAGCCCTGCGCCAGTTCAATGACATCCAAACTGCGCTGCGGGACGAGCGCCTACAGTGCTTGCAAGACAGGCGGTTCTACTCCCTGTGCGGCGCTCAGTGGGAAGGCCCACTATGGGATCAGTACGAGAACAAGCCCAAGTTTGAGGTCAACAAGATCATGCTGGCGGTCATTCGTATCGTCAACGAATACCGCAACAACCGCATCACAGTGGACTACGTGTCCAAAGATGGCACAGACAACTCGAAGCTGGCAGAGGTCTGTGATGGCCTGTACAGAGCAGACGAACAAGCCTCTGTTGCTGATGAAGCCTACGACAACGCTTTTGAGGAAGCCGTGGGCGGCGGGATTGGCGCATGGCGGCTGCGGACAGTCTACGAAGACGAAGAGAATGACGAGGATGACCGACAGCGCATCCGCATGGAGCCAATCTTTGATGCTGACAGCAGCGTGTTTTTTGACCTGAACGCCAAGCGCCAGGACAAGTCAGACGCCAAATATGCTTTTGTGGTCACCAGCATGACCCGTGAGAGCTACAAAGAAACCTACAACGATGACCCAACGGATTGGCCCAAGATCATCCACCAGTACGAGTTTGATTGGGCAACGCCTGATGTCGTGTTTGTGGCTGAGTATTACAAGGTTGAGGAAAAGACCGAGACAATCCGCATCTTTGAGGCCATTGACGGAACTGAGGAACGCTACACAGCCAAAGACTTTGAGAACGATGAGACCCTTGAAGAAACCCTGATGGCCATTGGCACACGGGAAGTCCGGCAGAAGCGGGTCAAGCGTATGCGTGTTCGCAAATACATCATGTCGGGCGGCAAGGTGCTGGAGGATGCTGGTTACATCGCTGGTAAGTGCATTCCGATTGTGGTGGTGTACGGCAAACGCTGGTTCGTGGACAACATCGAACGCTGCATGGGCGCTGTCAGATTGGCGAAAGATGCCCAACGTCTGAAGAATATGCAACTGTCTAAGCTGGGCGAGATTTCAGCCCTGTCCAGCATTGAGAAGCCCATCATGACCCCCGAGCAAGTGGCGGGTCACCAGCTCATGTGGGCAGAAGATAACCTACGGGATTACCCGTATCTGCTGATTAACCCAATCACTGGGCCTGATGGCAACACCCAAGCGGCTGGCCCATTGGCTTACACCAAGTCGGCATCTATTCCCCCGGCTATGGCTGCGCTGTTGCAGATCACCGAACAGGATATGCAAGACATCCTGGGCAACCCACAAGGCGCCGACAAGATCGTGTCGGGCGTGTCTGGTAAGGCCGTGGAGATGATCCAAACCCGTGTGGATATGCAGACGTTCATCTACATGAGCAACTTTGCCAAGGGTATGAAACGCTGCGGCGAG